CGGAAGCCACTGGAGGAGCAACAATTATTCCAACAGGACAGGCAGCAACCACAAACGTTGGTGCAGCAACAATAGATGAACGATTTTTAATTGGTGAAGGTTGGGGTAGATTATCTTGGGGTAACTTAGTATGGGGAGGAGCTTTCTCTGCTGTTGCACAAGGTCAATCGATGTCAACTTCGATTGGTTCACCTACAGTTCAAATAGATCACCAAGTATCTCAAGCAGGTTTGAGTCTTTTAACTATAACTCAAGGTTTAGAGTCAATTGTAATTGATGGAAACATTACTGTCTTTGTGGGTGAACCTGCACTACAAACATCGTTAGGTCAACAAAGTTTAGTTCAAACAACTAATGAAAGTGTTTCAGGTCAAGCATTAGCAGGATCAATTGGTCAAGTAGTTCCTGAGCCAAAAATACCTGTAGATGTAACAGGAATATCAGCTTCACTTTCTTTAGGTTCTATTACGTTAGTTCAAACAACAGTAGAGGCAGTAAGTGGTCAAGCAGTTACTACAGCAATAGGATCAGCCAGCCAAGCATCAATATATCCTGTAACTACTGCGGGTGCATTAACTACATCTGTGGGATCAGTAGCAATTACAGGTACTGCAGGTATTAGCGTTTCTGGTATAGGGTTGACAGCGAGCATTGGTTCACCTATCTTAACAACATGGCAGGAGATAGATCCTGGGGTAACTAATAATTGGTCCCCTGTTGATCTTGCTGCTTAATTAGGTTAAAATAAGGATTATATGGCATCAAATTATTCTGCAGACCTCAAATTGGAGTTAATGACAACTGGCGAAAACGCTGGTACATGGGGTGATAAAACTAATACAAACTTAAACTTAGTACAACAAGCAATAGCTGGTTACGAACAAGTAACATTATCAAGTGGTGGTACTTTAGCTCTTGCGATGACAAACGCAACTTTATCGAACGCTAGAAACATGGTAATTAAATTTGCTACTGCATCAATTGCAGCAAGTACAATTTGTACTATACCTGATAGCATAGAAAAATTTTATATCTTTGACGCAACTGGATTAACTAACCCAGCAAACTTAACTATTAAAACTGCATCAGGCACAGGATTTACTTTAGATGCTGCTAAAATTTACGCAGCTTATTCAGACGGCACAAATTTAAAAGAAGTTTCTTTAGATACTTTAGGTGGAACTGTAGCTGCAGGACAAATAGCATCTAATGCTGTAACAACAGCAAAAATTTTACAATCAAACGTAACACAGAATAAAATGGCACCTAATGCAGTTGGGACTGCACAAATTTTACAATCTAATGTGACTCAAAATAAAATGGCTCCCAATGCAATTGGAACTGTACAAATTTTACAAACTAATGTTACATTAAATAAAATGGCTGCCAACTCTGTTGGACCAAGCCAATTACAATCAACTGCAGTGACTGCAGGAACTTATACGACAGCAAACATAACTGTTGACGAAGACGGAAGATTAACGGCTGCAGCTTCAGGAGCAGCAGGTGGAAATAACATGATCTATGTTACAACTTTAACACACGCTTCTAATCCTTCTGGAACTTACACAGCTAATCCAGCAGCGACTAAAATTCAAGTACACCTTGTTGGCGGTGGCGGAGGAGCATTCATGAATAATACACCAAACGGTGGCCCACCAAACGGTACAGCTGGACATGGTGGTTATGGAATTTTCCATACAACAATTTCAGCACCTTACTCCGTTCCCTACACAGTAGGAGATTCAGGAGCTAATGGTGGAAACAGCATAGGAGCTGGAGGCGCAACAAATTGGGGCGGTCCTAATGGACACACTGCAAACGGTGGCCCAGGTAGTCACCCAGGTGCTTCTGGAACTTTTGGACCTTCAACTCAAGGAGTTGATATGACACCTAACTACAATAACCAAAAATCTTCAAGAAGTTTTATTTTTGGATATGGAACATATGTTAACGGAGGACCAAGTGGAACTTTCTTAGGACAGGAAAGTAGAGGTGGTACCCCTGCTACTGTACCTGGAACACCATCAAGTCAAGGTTCGCCTGCTAGTATTTATAACACTGCGGGTGGAATTGTAATATACGAGGATATAGCAGGATAATAATATGGCAGCTACAATAATTCATAGAGGTGATAGTATTATTAAAATTGCTCCTCCAGGAGTTGATCCAAATGATATCGTTCCGAACTGGTCTATCAATGCAACAACTACAGAGATAAGTGATGCTGATTACGATTGGCTTGTTCAAGGTAATAGTTCTAGTTTTGATGGGACTACTTTTACACAGCAGCCTGCAGTTGAGAGCAGCAATAGAATTTTAGTAAATTGGCAAGAAGAGATTGATAATATGATTGCAGCTTATGAAGGAGTTGCAAACTTTCCTATAAATCAACCGGATGCTGATAATGCACTTACTTTAATTAGAGCTTTAGACAGAGACACATGTCCTGCTAACCCAAGTCACCCTATCGATACAATTCTTGCTGAAGCGGGCACACCAATTCGTCCTCTTATATCAATGAAATAATAATTGTAATTTAGACTTGATTCTAATATAAGAATCATAATGATTTATAAGAACATTGAATTCAAAGCAGATAGTTTAATCATTCAATCACATACAGATTTAAATATTTTACCACAACCTATCAAACTAAATATTCCAAAATGGTTTAAGTCTTTAAATCATAGTGCTGATGATAAAACAATTAAAGGCTGCATACCTTTTTTAGAAACATTACAATCAGGATATTTAATTAGAAACTATCAGGATACTCGAATAAAACATAATGTGTTAAATGAATGGAAAGGTACTGATGGAAAAAAAATTCATGGTAAAGGAGAGGTAAAGTATTCGATCTCTGAACCTGAACTCGGTCGAAAATTAAACTATCCAGAAGGGCCTCAATTACATAAACCAGGACAATTAGGAGAATCACCTCTTGTTGAAAAAAATAAAAATTTAGAATTTCACAAAATTTTAAACCCTTGGATTATTGTTACGCCTCCTGGTTATTCTTGTCTTTTTACAGCACCTCTTAATAACAGAGATGATAGGTTTGAGATTGTATCTGGCATCGTAGCCACTGATAATTATTATAATCATATTAACTTTCCTTTAACTTTAAATGGTGATAAATATGAACACATAGATACTATTATTGAAGTGGGAACACCTGTTGCACAAGTAATACCCTTTAAAAGAGAATCTTGGTCACACTCGATAGGTCTTGTTGATATAAAGAAAAAATATAGTGTTATTAATACTATACAAGCAAGTTTTTTACATGCTTACAAAAGGTTTTTTTGGAGAAAAGCAAAATGGAAATAAAAAATCTAGTAAAGGTTTATGATGAGGCTATCAGTCAGGGTGATGTAAACAAGATCATTATGTATTGTAAAAGCGTAGAGGAATTTCAAAAAGGTAAGATAGGTGATAACATAGGTGTTGAAGATACAAATATTAGAAAAGTTTTATTACATGAGGTAGCTCCTGTTAAAAAAAGTATGACAATGGCTTTTATTCATAATTTTTTAAAGACAACTTTCTTTCAATACTTCTTTAGATACAAACAAGAGACAGGATGTACTCTTAATATGAATTTTTTAAATGAAATGAGCATACTAAAATATGAACCAGGGCATTTTTTTAAACCACACTTTGATGCAGGTACGTCCCCTGTTAGAAATATGAGTTTTATTTTGATGTTAAATAATGATTACGAAGGTGGTCAATTAAGTTTTTTTGATCCTGATTGTAAAACAAATGAATATACGGTAGATGTTAAACCAGGCAGATTAATTATTTGGCCTAGTTATTGGATGTTTCCACATGGAGTAAAGCCAGTAACAAAAGGAATAAGATATGCCATAGTTTCGTGGGGTCAATGATGGAAGGTAAATATAAAAAAATAGAAAATTTTGTATCGCAAGACGTTTTAGATCTTTTAAAAAATTATTGTAAAATTACTCATAGAATAAATTGTGATGAGTTTGACACACAACCTGGACACACAACAACAGGTTATTATGGTCATCCTATAATGGAAGCCTTAATGATTAAACAAACCAAAAAGATTTCTGAAATTGTAGGTAAAAAAGTAATGCCAACTTATTCATATTGGCGATCTTACACTATGGGTGATATTTTACCAAAGCATAAGGATAGACCTGAATGTCAATATAGTGTTACTTTAATGATAGACTCATGTGGTACAGAGTGGCCTATATATTTAGAGGGGACCCCTATCAATTTAAAGCCAGGTGATGGTGTTGTTTATAAAGGATGTGAGGCCGAACATTGGAGAAAAACCTTTACTGGAGATTATCACGCTCAATGTTTTCTACATTACTACGATCCTGAAACAAATAAAGAAGCGCAAGCTGTAGATGGAAGAGCGTTATGGGGTATGAAAAAACCTATCATGCCTATTTAAGTTAATAGAAACAGAGTTTTTAAGGTACTAGCCCTTTGTTTATTTATTAAACTGAAGATGTTATAATCTGACATGCCTTTAGCAAAAGTAAAAATAGAACCAGGATTTGATAAGCAGTCTACACCTGCAGATGCAGAGGGACGTTGGGTAGATGGTGATAATGTAAGATTTAGATATGGTGAGCCTGAAAAAATAGGTGGCTGGTCAGCATTAGTAGATAATAAAATAATTGGTGCTGCTAGAGGACAACATGTTTGGGCAGACACTGATGGTAAAAGATACGCTGCAATAGGCACTGACAAAGTTTTAATTATTTATTATGAAGGTGCTTTTTATGACATTACTCCACTTGAAACAGATAACTACCAAACGGGCGCTAACATAACAACAACCAACGCATCAGCTACCGTTACGATTACAACAACAGGTGCTCACAATTTAGAAGTTGGAGAAATAACAACGTTTGCAAATGCAGGATCATTCAATGCAGGCCAAACAGGTTTTACAGCTACAAGTTTTGATGATCAATTGTTTGAAGTTCAAACGGTACCGACTACAAAAACTTTTACAATTACGATGCCTTCAGCAGAGACAGGCTCAGGGACAACGAACAACGGAACATTAGATGTACGACCCTACGAACCAGTTGGACCATTAAATCAAACTTATGGATATGGGTGGGGCACATACCTTTTTGGAGGACGATCAGTTGCAGCAACCACTACAACAATTAATAATGGTGGTAATATGCTTGTTGGTGCGTCTTCTGTTGTTCTTACAAGCACAGCAAACTTACCGTTGACTAACGGTAAATTAAGAATTGGTTCTGAGGATATGAGCTACACAACTAACACCACAGGAACAAACACCATTAGTGGAATAACTCGAGGCATAAACGGAACAACAGCAGCAGAACACACTAACGGTGCGACTGTGACTGACATTACAGATTTTGTGGGTTGGGGCGATGCTTCTGCATCAAGCACAGTAACAATTGAACCTGCCAACTGGTCTTTTGATAATTTTGGAAGTATTTTGATCGCTACAATTTCTAATGGAAAAACTTTTACTTGGGACCCAACGGCAGGTAACGCATTACAAACTAGAGCTGTTATAGGCTCTGGAATGCCAACAAGATCTGTAATGACAATAGTATCAGACAGAGACAGGCATTTATTTCATTTAGGAACGGAAACAACTATTGGCACTCCGTCAACGCAAGATAAAATGTTTATTAGATTCTCCGACCAAGAAAGCACAAGTGATTATGCACCAACATCAACGAACACCGCAGGGACATTTAGATTAGACGATGGCACAAAAATTGTAGGAGCTTTTAAAGGTAAAGATTATATTTTAGTTTTAACTGATACAGCTGCTTATGAAATGCAATTTGTGGGTCCACCTTTTACTTTTTCAATTAGAAAAGTAGGATCTAACAATGGTTTAATTGGGCAACATGCGGGAGTATTTGCAAACGGTGCTGTATATTGGATGGGTAAAACAGGTGGCTTTTATGGTTATGATGGAACTGTAAAATCATTACCCTGTTTAGTAGAAGATTATGTTTTTACCACTGATGGTAGTAATCCTGGGTTAAATTATAATTCAGGGCAATTAGTTTTTGGTGGAATAAATGAATTGTATTCTGAAATAAATTGGTTTTATCCAACAAACTCGTCATCGGTTATAGATAGAGTGGTAACTTATAATTTTGCTGAGGGTGTTTGGACTACAGGAACCCTCGATAGAACAACGTGGATAGGCTCTACAGTTTATGAACAGCCTTATGCTACGGATTATAACGCTTCTGACGCTCCTACATTCCCAGTTGTAAATGGTGTGTCGAACGGAGCTTCAATTTATTACGCACATGAGATTGGAGTCAATCAAGCCAATGGTGATGGCACAGAGACAGCTATTACTTCTTTTATTAAATCAGGAGAGTTTGATTTAAACGGTAATTCAGGTGTTCCAGGAGATGGAGAATATTTAATGAGTATTAAAAGATTCTTACCTGACTTTAAAAGGATAGATGGTAACGCAAAAATTACAATATATTTAAATGAGTTTCCACAAGGCACGACCGCTGCTTCTAGCCCATTAGGGCCTTTTACTATTACTTCCTCTACAAAAAAGGTAGATACAAGAGCAAGAGCTAGGTTAGCTGCAGTGCAAATAGAGAATGAAAACTTGAACGAGAGTTGGAGATATGGCGCGTTCAGATTTGATGTCAGAGTAGATGGTAGAAGATAATGGCAAAGATAACAATACAAATACCTGAGCCTAAAACAGAATACTCTCAAGAAGACCAAAGACAAATACTACAAGCTTTTAGAACCTTACAGTCTCAGTTGAACTTTTCATATGAGAATGATATAAAAAATGACACTAATGCATTTAACTATTTTTTATCCTAATGACCATACAATATAAAAACCAAGGTATAAATTTAACCACAACAGGCACAGCCTCTGTTTTAACGTGTCCTACAAGTGCTACTTTTTTAATAAGACAAGTACAAGTTGATAATTCTAGCGGAAGTCCAGTAAACTTATCCGTGCAAGTAACTGATACATCTGCTTCAACTACTTACTCAATTTCAAGGAAAGCCATTGCTGCTAACACTGTTTCAAATATAATTACGCAAACATTAGTTTTAGAAGGCGGTGATATTTTAAAAATGACTGCTGGAACAGCAAACGAGATACAAGGCATTATATCCTACGCACAATTAGATAGATCTCAGGAAAATGGTTAAAAAAACAGTTTTATTCACCGAGTCTATACAGCGCTTAAAAATAATGAACGATGACTTTAATAATCTTTTATTGTCTAAATTAAAAGAAGCAGAAGATAAAAACTATTTAAATGAAGCCTCTAACATTTTTGGAGTTCAAACTAAAGATGTGATGTGTGAAGAAATATTTAAGGTTATTGAAGTTCTTATGGACCAATGTTTAACAGATTTATTCGGAAGTTGTAAAACAAAATTTCACATTACAAACTTTTGGATCAACAAGAACACTAAAGGATCATTCAATAGAACGCACGTCCATCCGGGATGTCAACTTTCTGCAGTCTATTATGTCAAAGCACCAAAAAATTGTGGGGACATTGTATTTTCTAATCCTAATGTAGCCTCTGTTATGCAAGGTTTTGACAAGCTAAAGGAACCAGAATTTCAATCCGAGTGGTCAGTTAAACCAGAAGATGGATTATTTATTTTATTTCCATCATATATGCCTCATGAGGTACACCCTAACCAAAGTGATGAAGAAAGAATATCTGCTGCATTTAACGTACAAGTAGAGTTGTTAGATGGGTAAAAGAAAACCGTTATTTGGTGTAAGTAATTATGTTAAAAGAACTAGGAAAAAAAGGCCTGGCAGACATAATAAAAGTTGGTCTAAAAGAATACCACGGAGAAAACGCAATCGTGGACAGGGGCGATAAATTATTGTAACTATTCATTTATGCGAATACTTGGAGTAAATATTTCACATAATCCTTCTATATGTGTTTATGAAAACGGTAAAGTTAAAAAATTTTATAATGAAGAACGTTTTATATTGAAGAAAAATACACAACTTAGTTACGAGCCTTTTGAACTTTTTCAATCAATACATCAAAAAATAAATTTTAAAATAGATACAGTTTGTTACGCATCTTTTGGCAGAAACAGAGCTTATTACCCTTTATCTGACAATGACATAATCAACATATTACAAAAACAACTTAATTTTCCTAATTATTATTTTAATGAAAAGGAACATCACTTATACCATGCTGTCTCATCTTTTTATTTTAGTGAATTTGATGAGGCTGCTGCGATAGTTGTAGATGGAGGAGGAGCGTGTAAATTTTACATCCCTTATGAAGAGATTGAGTCTATATATTTAATTAATAACAAAAAAGTTTTACCAGTTTATAAACATCAAACTAATGAAAGAGCAAGTTTTGATGCTGAAAATGTAGTTTCGTTTGAATCTTTTGAGTACAAACATGGTTATCTTAATAAATTTTCTAATAAACTTATGGGAGGTGCTCTTTTTACAGCTACCTGTAAAAAAAATGGTTTTGTGGATGGTAATGACGCGGGTAAACTAATGGGTTTAGCATCTTATGCAAACTGCGATAAAAAATATGATTTAGACTATAATAAAGTAAACGCAGCACAAGAAACACAACAAAAAACTTTTAATGATACATGCTTGTTGATAGATAGAGCAAAAGGATATAGTAAGAATATTTTGTTATCTGGTGGTTATTTTTTAAACTGTTCTAATAATTTTAAATATGTAAAAAAATATCCAGAGCTTAATTTTTTTGTTGATCCCATACCACACGATCCTGGGACAGCCATAGGAGCAGCAATTTATTATGATAATTATAAAAGAAGAATATAAAGCAGTAGAAGTATTACTTAGTCAAAAACCATTGGTATTGTTTTATGGTGATAGTGAGTGGGGGGCAAGAGCATTAGGCCATAGATCTATTTTGTTTGATGCTAGAAATAAAGATGCAAAAAATATTGTAAACAAATTGAAAAAAAGGGAATGGTGGAGACCTCTAGCAGGAACAGTATTATTAGAATATGCACATGAATATTTTGATTTAGCCACTCTTAAAGAAAGTCCACATATGTCTTTTGCGGTAGATGCTAAAGAAAAGGCTAAAACAGAAGTGCCTTCAATTGTACATGTAGATAATACTTGCAGAATACAAACTTTAACAAAAAAACAAAACAAGCCTTTTTACAATTTAATAAAGCATTTTTACGACAAAACTGGCGTTCCTATGTTGTTAAATACATCGTTTAATTTAGCTGGCTATCCAATTGTAGAGGACGACTTGCATTTAAAATTAACAGTGTTAAATTCTGAATTTAAAAGTGTTTACATTCCACAATAAAATAATTATAAGTAAAGTATGACTGTATATCAAAAAATTAAATGTAAAACTAAAACAATCTATAGAAGTATTAAAACTAATAAAAGATATGAAACTGAAGAGGCTTTTTTAAAAGAACATCCTAAAGAGGATTTAGCAACTGATGTTGAAGTGCTAGTTCCTGATCTTCCGATGTTTAGTAAAACAAAAATATGAAACCAGCAGGCGGAACAGAACTACAACATGAATTTTTAAAGAAGCACGTAGCTTCAGAATTATTAGATCACTTCCAAATATGTACATCAGTGCCGGGCAAAGTTCCTATAGCAGCTAATAAAATAAATATACTTTGGCAAAAGATGGCACCCGATCAGCCACACTTTCAAGAATTTTTTAAAGACCCAGAGCAAATAAAACAATATGATTATTATGTATTTAATAGTCATTGGAATTATGAACAATTTCGTAAGCAGTTTAATATACCATTAGAAAGATGTACTGTAATTAAAAACGGAATACTTGATTTTAAAAAAAGAGACCCAGCACCTAAAAGAGATAAAATTAAATTAATATATCATCCAACTCCTTGGAGAGGTTTGTCTATTTTACTAGGAGCCATGCAACTCATAGAGAACAAAAACATAGAATTAGATGTTTATAGTAGTACACAAATATACGGTGATGATTTTAAAAAAGAAAACGATCCAGGATATCAAGCATTATATGACCAAGCAAAAAAATTACCCAATGTAAATTACATAGGCTACAAATCTAATGAATATATACTTGAAAACTTACATACTTATGATGCTTTTGTTTATCCTAATATATGGGAGGAGACATTCTGTATCTCTGCACTTGAATCATTAGCTTGTGGTTTATTTGTAGTAACAACGGACAACGGAGCACTCTACGAAACTTGCTCAGAGTTTCCCGTATATGTTCCATACGATAATAATTTTAAAAATTTAGCTCATCAATTTGCAGCTATAATTGATGGAATACCAGATCAAATAAATTCAAAAGGCTGCCATAATCATCTTAGGTATCAATCTAATTTTTTTAATCATTTTTATAACTGGAAAAACATAGCAGGACAGTGGGAGCAGTTTTTGAAAGGAGCTTTAAATGCAAGACCCCAATAAACCAATGTGGTTTGATAAGAAAGATAAAGATAAAGATATAAAAGTTCATGAGATTAAAGCAAAAAAATATTCTATCTTTGTAGCCACACCATGCCATAGTGAATTATCACTACATTATTTTCAGGCTTGTTTAGAGTTCCAAAAGGTTTGTATGAAGAATAACATATTAACTTCTTTTCAAGTTATGAAATCTTCTTTAGTTACACAAGGTAGAAATTTATGTGTATCTAGTTTTATGGAGAGTAAAGACACACATTTATTATTTGTGGATTCAGATATAGAATTTCAAGCACAATCTGTATTTAAAATGGTTGCTGCAGATAAAGGTGTTATATCTGTGCCTTACCCACTTAAACAGCTTATGTGGGATAAGTGTTGGGAAAGAGTGCAAAACGGTTCAATAAAAAATGCAAAAGATTTAAAATTTAAAGGTCTCTACACATACCCTATGAAAGTAGTAAATGAAAAAGATATAAAAATAGATAAAGAGGGAGTTATTGAAGTAACGCATTCTCCTACTGGATGTATGTTAATTAAGAGAGAGGTTATAGAAAAAATGATCAAGGCTTATCCCGAAAAAGAAATAGCGCAGAAAACTGTGGTAAATGGAGAGTTAATTAACAGACCTTTCTTTTATAATCTATTTGATACTGAGTTTGATCAGTCCACAAAAACCTACCTAGGAGAAGATTTTGCGTTCTGTAGAAGATGGAGAAACATAGGCGGTAAGTGTTATGCCCTAATAACCGACCGTATTACACATGTTGGCGAACACCAATATCGAGGGTGCTTTGCCGATGAGTTGATAAAGGTAGACTAAAATGTTAAACTTTCCTAATCTGCTAAATTAAGGAGAAAATATTTACATATGGCATGGCAAGCAATAGTCCCATACGCATTAGCCGCTTACGGTGGGTATAAGGGTTATAAAGGATCTAAAGACGCTGGAGGTTCAGGACTTCAAAGATTATTAGCTGGAGCAACAGGAGCTGCAATGGGATACTACGGTGGTAAAATGATTCCAGGTGTTACAGCACCAGGAAGCCCTTTTGTTCCTTTCACACAACAACCTATTGTTCAAAGTATGTATTCTAGCATGCCCTTCCTAAATCAAGGAGCAACACAAACAGGCACACTTGCAAATTTAAGAGGCCCTGCAGAATATGGTATGACAACTAGAGCAGGCGCAGCCGCGTCTAACCCCATTAACAATAATCCACCCGGTGGATTGCAATCTATGTTTGATAAATTATTTAGAAGAGAAAGATGGGTAGGTGGTAAAGCTACAGGAGAAATGGAACTTAGTCCTGGTAAAATGGCATCAGCAATCGCAGCGGCCACTTACTTCGGTGGTGCGTTTGATCCTAAACCATTAGACATTTACACACCTACTTACAATTTAGGTGTTGCAGAATTACAAAAACAAAGAGGTGGTTTTAAATATATTGATCCTGTAACAGGAGATGAAAAAGTTTTTGATCAACCATACATACCTGAAGCTGATCCAGCAAATCAAGGTGACTTTAGACAAGGCCCTTATGCAATGGAGCATACCAGATTAAAAGAAGGTGGATTAGCAGAAGTAAAAAGATTTAATGAAGGTGGTATAAACTATCTTCCAAGTAAAAGATCTCATGACGAAGACGATGCACATAATTATGTAAGAGCATCGGGTTATGTCGAAGATGGATCTGGCACAGGAGACAAAGACGAAGATACAATGTTAGCTCAATTAGCAGATGGAGAATTTGTAACAAGAGCAGATGGAGTATTAGGCGCAGGAATCATAGCAGGTGCGAATCCAGAGAGTTTCAAAGACATGCGTGAAAAAGGTGCACGATACTTCTACGAACAACAAAAACGATACAAAAGAGTTTTTGATTTATTAGAGGGAAGTAGAAATGCACAAGCCAAAGCCAATTAAACCTGACATATCTGTTTTATCAGTTGAGCCAAAATATATAGATAAGTTTTGGCCTTTATGTGATTTTATGGTTGCAGAGGCCTTAAAGTATTCAGGTGGTTCTGCTGAGCCTAAATATATAAAAGAATTACTTAAAAAAGACGAGGCACAAATGTTTCTTGTATTTGGTAGTGACGAAGATGAATTAAACCAAGTCTTTGCATTATTTGTAACTCGTATTGCCGCCTTACCTAACTACAGCCAACTCGAAGCTATTATCTGTACGGGAAGAAAAAGGCATTTATGGGAGGACAAGATAGTGAATACTGTTACAAAATTTGCTAAACTAAATGGATGCAAAAAATTAAGTTTTTGGGTAAGACCTGGTTGGGCAAGAGTTTCAAAAAAATGGGGTTGGAAAGCTAAACACATACAAATGGAAAGAGAAGTTTAATGGGAGTAATATCAAATATTTTTGGAGGAGGAAGTAAAGCTGCCCCTGCACCATCAAGTGGAACAGGAATACAAACGTCAATTATAAGAGAAGCTCCTGGTATAGAAGAACGAAAAATAGAGTTAATGGATTTAGCTCGTGGAGTTGCACAGAAACCTGTAGCATTACCTTCTATGCAAGTTGCACCTTTTGGTGCTTTAGAGCAACAAGGATTAACAGCAGCAGGAACCACAGGAGTGGGTGCTCCAACAGTAACCTCGGGCATCGGACAACTACTTGCTGCACAAACACCTAACATAAATCAATTTTTTAATCCTTATCAATCTTATGTTGTAGATGAGATTAATAGACAAGCTGCACAAGCACAAAATCAATTGTCAGCAAACGCTGTAATGTCAGGTGCTTTTGGGGGAGGTAGAGAAGGTGTTGCTCAAGCAGAATTAGAAAGAGCTAGATTAGGTCAAGTAGGTTTAGCTCAACAAAGAGGTTTTGGAACAGCTTTACAAGCTGCGCAACAACAACAACAAATGCAAGGAACTATTGGAACTCAATTAGCTAATATAGGTTCAGGTCAACAACAAATGGCACAAGCTGATATTAATCAATTAATGCAAGCAGGGGGAGTACAAAGACAGTTAGCACAAAATACATTAGACGCAGCTAGACAATCACAATTACAACAAACTTATGAACCATACCAAAGAGCTGAATTTTTATCAAACATTTATGCTGCTGGTCCAAAATCACAATCAACTATTGCTGCATCAACGCAACCACAAACAAGTCCATTAGCACAATCTATTGGAACTGGTATAAGCGCATTCCAAGCATTCCAAGGTATGCAGGGTGGCCAAGGGAGAGCCTAATGTCTCTCAATAAAGTTTTAAACAGACCATTGTTTCGACAACAAGCTTTAAGAAAAGGTGTATTAA